TGCGATCACGATTCCGATGGGACCGATCTCGGCGATTACTTCGATCAACTATTTTGATACGGCTGGAGTTTCGCAGGTTCTCGATCCGGCCAGTTATTCGATGATTCCTGACGACTTTGCCAATCCACTGGTCTATCCGACGTTCGGCAACTGGTGGCCGCTCACTCAAGTTCGGCCGGATGCGGTGACGATCAACTTTACGGCTACGGGAACTGTCCCTGAGACTGTCCTGCTGGCGATGAAGCAGATGTTGGCGCACTGGTATGCGAATCGCGAGTCTGTTGCCGTTGGAGCCTTTCAGCCCGTCCCGCAGCTCGCGGAGACGCTGATGTGGCCTTACCGATATCTGGAGCTTTAGATGGAAACTCTACCGGCGGGAATACTCAGGAACCACATCACATTCATGGTGCCTCAGTCTGGATGCGATGATGCCGGCGGCGAGCTGCCTTATGTCGCAGGCGGGGATACCTGGGCGGCGCTCAAGTTTATCTCCGGCTTCAATACGTTCAACGCCAACACGTTCGTCGCCCAGGCAACCCACATGATCACGGTTCGATATCGCCCAGGGGTTCAGGCGAACTGGAAGATAGCTCTCGGCGAGCGGACGTTCGAGATTCTGTATGCCGACAACGTCGAGGCTCGGAACGTGCGGCTGGATCTCTATTGTGTCGAGTTGAATGGGGTGACGTAAATGCTCGCAAAGGCAGTCAAAGACCTTATTGCGTCCGATGACGCGCTGGCCGCGCTGCTCGGTTGCGGGGTTCATCCCCTGACCTATCCGGCCGGCGCGAAGATGCCAGTTGTGACGTATCAGCTCGTAGGGGGGTCGGGACAGCCGACGTTCGATACTTCCGGACTCCAGAGGAGGCGCTATCAGTTCGATGCGCTGTCAGATAACTATCCCCAGGCTGATCTGATCCGGGCCATGCTGATCAAGTTTCTGAATGGGTTCCGTGGGACGTTGTCCGATGGGACCTTTGTGCAGAACGTCGATTACGTCAACTCGATCGACTTCTTCGATAGCAACCCTCGCCAATATCGCTGCATGGTCGAGTTTTATTTCTATTACACGTTTTCGTCGTAACCCTGCGCTCTCCGGGCGAAGGCAAATCTGTTTCAAAAGGAGCTTCAAGTTATGGCATATACGGGCAGCAAGGCGATTATTGGACGCGGTTCGATCTTCTCTATTGGGCCGGTGCAGGGGACGTCGTCTCCGACCTTCACTCCGATCGGAGAGATTACCGATACCGGGGTTACTGGAAGGACTTTCGACAAAATCGAAGTCTCGAATTTCGATTCCTTGATCGATAAGGAGTACATCAAAGGCCTTCGCGAGCCGGGCAGTGGCGACATTACTTATAACCGCGTCGCAGACGATGCGGGACAGATCCTGCTCGAGGCTGCGTTTGAGGATTCAAATGCTTATATCTTCAAGCTGCAATTTCCTCCAGCCAAGGGACAGACAGTCGGGGAGGTATGGACGTTTGCCGCGCTGGTGATGTCGGTCGATCCGCCTTCGATCTCGCCCAGCAAGGTCATCCAGGGCAAGTTGAGCCTGCAGGTGACAGGGCCGCGCACGATTACGGCAGGAAGTTAGCTCTCGCTGCGGGGCGGCGGTAATCGCCGCCCTGCATCATGTTGCATCACTCTGCACCACATTTTGAAATAGGGAAGGGATCTATATGGCGAAGCCTGTGGCAGTAAAGAGGAAGTCTTCCGAGTCCGAAGACGTGACGATCGAAGCTGTTGAGGAAGTTGTTGGCGGCGAGACTTATCGCATGTGTCTGGATTTCCGGTCGCTGCGCCTGGCAGAGCGTGAGCTGAACCGCGCTGGCCGCAATATCAACATTCTCGCCGAATACCCGAAGCTCACTATGGATTCTACCTGCATCATGTTCGGTGCTGCGATTCATCGGCTTCATCCCGATATTAAGTTTGAAGACGCCTTGGAGATGCTTGCGGATGACCTGCCCGCGGCCTACCGCGTCGCCAATGCGATTGGCGTGGCGTGGTCGAATGCCATGAGCCTGAACGCGAAAGGGAGCTCTCAGGGCAATAAAAACCCTACGCAGCCCGGCAGTTAGGCCGGGACGATCTGTGGTTGCAACTGTCATCGTTTGCGCAGGTCGACCTGGGTTTGTCGAAGGATGAGTTTTACGATCTGACGCCGCGTGAATTCGATGCCCTGTGCCGACGTAGAGAGCGTCTCCGATCGGAGGGAGAGTACATGCTGGCCCAGCTCACCGCCTACGTGATCAATTTCAGTCATTGGAGATCGCAGCCGAAAGAGCCCGTCAGCTCAAAGAATTTCATGCTCCATCCGTTTCGGAGCGAACAGGAAGAAGCTCCTTCAGCGCCGAAACGCCTCAATCGGAAGAAGATTGAGGCTAAAGTTCGCAGTACCCTTGGTTTGCTTTGGGGGTGACGCCGCTCTAATGTAAACTTCTCCTCGCTATGTATGGAGCGGCATTTTTAGCTGTCATTGTGGTCGTCATTGTGGCGGGGGTGACGGCTTTTCTCGTCAACTATTATCGGAGCGAGCAGCAAGACGACCCTTTCCTGCCGGGTGTGATTCTTGCACCTCAACGTGCGGCGGTACCGGTTGTCGGCAATACGCTGCCGGAGGAGGTCCTTAGTCCTCCGGTGAAGCCAGCACGTGAGATACCTCGATCCGAGCGCTGGTCGATCCTTGATGACAAGCGGTTCTCTGATAACCGTTTTAAGGCGGAGGAGTTGACGGCAGCGTTTACGGCCATCGAGCAGATTATCTATCGCAATCAGCACGGTGAGCAGCAGACTGACGAAGACCAGGATTTCGAGTTGGGGTTTTATAGGCAGTTCGGCACTTCGGTGGAGTACGCGTTTTATACGAAGATCGTCGGCGTCAGTCATAGGAACCGGGATGGAACGCTACGACGACCAGCAATCAAGCGCTGCGAGATGTTGGATGAACTCGACCTGATCGCTGAACCGGATAATGAATTCGATAAGAATGCGATTGGTATCTTCTCGCTGGAGGGGAAGCAGCTCGGCTATCTGGAGGCTCGCTTGGCCGGGGAGGTTTCGCGAGGAATTTTGAGGGGAAGCGAGTATACGGCTCTATTTCGCTGCCAAACTCACCACGATGATCGCGTAGTCGGCGCTGTAATTTTGTTGTGTCGTTACAGGAGAGGCGATATATTGTCAAGGACAGCCACTTGAGGCGGTTTGGTGGCACTGAGGTTTCTATTATGCGCAAGAATGCTTCAATTCTGGCTTTGGTGTTTGGGGCTTTTCTGTTGATCTCGTCTCTGTATATGTATCAGAACGATGCGAATTTGGCTGGCCAGCGAATCAGTGACGGCTTCCAGTCGCTTCATGTTGGAAATCAATCTACTTTCGATCACCAAATGGCTGAACAGGATTCTCGCTCCGACGAAGAGAAGATATTGGCGGTTGTAGGTGTTGTTTTCCTGATCGCCGGGTTTGCGATGTATAAGCGCGATCCCATCCCTGTTACAGCTTAGAAGCTACGATTGTATGTATGTGGAAAGGCCGCCTACGGGCGGCTTTTGTCGTATCTGGAGGTTTTTCATTGGCTACCGAAGTCACGGGATTGAATGAGATGCTGGCCAAGATGGCGGCAATTCGCGAACGGGTGCGCGGCCCGGGTGCGAAGAAAGCGGTTCGGGCCGGCGGCAACGTCATCAAGGTCGCAATGGTGAAGAAAACGCCCGTCCTGATCGAGAAGACTGCCGGGAGCGACTCGCTGAATCCGGGAGAAGTGAAGGCCGGCATCCGCGTCCGAGCGTCTATGGAAGACGGTGAGCCGATCGCTTTGATTGGCCCGACTGGCAAAGGCGGCATCATCGGAAAGACGGCGCACCTGGTCGAGTATGGCCATCGCATGGTGACTGGCGGCAAGTCGAAGCTCGATGCGGCCGGGAAGTTTCAGGGCGGCGGCAAGGTTCATGAAAAAGATGTTCCGGCGTATCCGTTCCTTCGTCCTGCGTTCGAAGAGAGCGCCGATGCGGCGATGGAAGCAATCGCGTTGACTTTGGGCGAAGAAGTGCAAGAGGCGGCTAAATAATGGGCAACAACGCAAATATCGGGACGGTAACTGCCAAGGTTACGGCGGATACAGCGGAGTTCGATGGCAAGATGGCGAAGTCGGCCGATGTAGCCACGGCCACGAGTCGCGCTATCGAGAAGGCTGCGCAGCGACAGGCTGACGCGCAGGCCTTTGCTGCTAAGTTCGCAGGGGATGCGGTTGATGCCCAGACGCTGCGCATCGTCGAGGCCCGCAAGCGTGAGGCCGCCGCCGGTGCCGATCTGCGGACAGCACAGAAGCTCGCCCGCGCCGGTTATGGCGATGAGGCTGAGGGCGCTAATCTCGTCGCAGCAGCACTTCAGCGACTGACGCAGGCCAAGCTCGAAGTGGCCGCAGCGAGCGAGGTGGAAGAGCGAACCTCCGTCAGTAATACGAATGCTGCGTCCGCTTCTATTCGTCTCGTCGAGGGTGGCATGACGAACAATATCCGGGCTGTGGAGCGCTTCCTTGGCTCTTTGCCGGGTGTTGGGGCTGCCCTTCGTACGATCTTCCCGGTGGTTGGTGCGCTGGCGTTTGCTGGGCTCGTTGTTGAAATTGGCGCGAAGGTTTACGAGTATGGCCAGCAGGGAGCGAGGGCTGGCAAGGAGATCAAAGACGCGTTCACGGTGATGGAGGACGCTTCGCGGCAGACCAGTGTTGATCTCGATATTGCGAATGACAAGCTGGATATTCAGATCGCGAAACTGGAGAAGACGCCTGCGAACCTCTTGAGGCTCGCGCTCGACGATGATCGCAAGGCAGCGCTCGATCTGGCGAGTGGAATTGATAAGGCATCGCGGAGTATCGATGAGTTACTGAAAAAGAACGGAGTAAGTTTTGCGCAGCGGCTCGGCGGCGCGTTTTTTGGACACAACATTGCTACGACAACCGATACGAAGGACGTAATTGATTCTGCGTTTGCCGGGGTCAACCAGGCTGATGATCAGGCGACAGCGAACCTCTATAACGCGAAGCCCGGGCAAGATAAGGAAGTCGCGGCCGCGAACCGCAAGTTGACGATGGATGCTGTGCAGAATGCGCTAAATCTAATCGATGCGCGGCTGAAGAGTCTTCATCAGGCATCTAGCGACGAAGCAGTTCGCAATGCTGCGGCTGAGGCGTCCGGGTTGCATGGCGATACGCCTACGGATTATTCGGCCAATTTCTCCGCGCTGTCGGGTACGAGGACAATCCTGCAGGCCAAGGCTCATGATCTTCGGGCGCAGTATGCGAAGAGTGATAAGGAAGCGCAGCAGAAGACCTTGGAGGATAACAAGGAGCAGGCTGCTGAGGCCGCCAGCGCAGCGAAGGAAGCAGCCGCGGCTCGTCTGCAGGCGATGGAGCTGGAACTCAGCAAAGAGCAGCGGAACGGGAAGATGTCCGTCAAGGCGACTTACGATTATTGGGCAGAGAGGATCGGTGCATTCACGGCAGGTTCGCAGCAGTATCGCGAGATCTACGATAAGCAGACTTCGCTTGCGCTCGATGGCGCGCAGCAGGCCGCCGATAATATCAGGAAGTTTCAGGAGGATCGGGCATCGATGCCGACCTCGACATCGATACAGTCGGTCATTAGTCATGTTTCCACGCTGCAGCGTCGTGATCGTTTGAGCGATGCGAGTACACAGGTTGGAGATATGGTCGATTCGAACCAGCTTGCCATTGTGGATGCGCAGAATAAGGCGCGTGAGCGCGAGGCGGAGATCATGTCTGCCGCCGGGAAGTCGATGACGCAGTATGCCGCCGCCGTCGCACTGGCCGAGGCTCATACAAAGGAGTTCGAAGCCACGCAGCAGGCATTGAAGGCCATCGTGGCCGATCGGGAACTAGCGGCTGGACTGAATCCTACGAAAGAGAACAATAGGGCCCTGGCCGACGCGCAATCGCAAGTTGCAATCTCTACATCGCATCGGTTTATTCAGGTCAGAAGCGATTCGGAAGCGATGAACGGTCCGCAGGGATCTGGCCTTGTCGGAGCCACCGATGCTCTGGATCAGTTTGTGCGGGCATCTCGCGATGCGGCGACGATGATGCGGGATCTCGTCAATAACACCCTCAACGGTCTCAATCAACAGATTGTTGCTGGGGTGACGGGGCAGCATACGAACTTCCGTCAGTTCGGACTTGGCGTAACTCGCAATGTAGCGGGAGCGGCGCTCGAGAAAGGTGAGGGCGCTATCTTTGGCATGCTCGGGTTCGGGGGCGGAGGGAAGCTTGGTACGAAGGGCAACCCGATGCATACCATCTCTGAGGATGCGAAGTCCGCAGTCTCGGGGATATCTTCCGCAGCTACGGGGCTTCTATCGAAGGCAACCGGCGGGGGCGTGGCTGGATTCTTTGGCCATCTGTTGTCCTCCTTCCTTCCGCACTTCGCGGATGGAGGTCCGATCAGTGCCGATACGTGGGCGATGGTAGGTGAGCGGGGACCGGAGTTGTTTCATAGCGGCGGGGGCGGCTCGATCGTGCCGAACCATAAGCTCTCGGATATGAGCAGCGGAAATATGCAGAGCATTAGCTATTCGATCGATGCTCGCGGTACGGATCCGGTGCAGACGGAGATGCGGGTTCGGTCAGCCATCGTTGCAGCGCATCAGTCCAGCGTGAAGCAGTCGGTCAAGCAGGTTCAACAGCAGTCCGCGCGTAAGCCCTCCCGGAGCCGGTAAGCATGAGCATTCTTTTTACGTTCAATGGGTTGACGGTCATATCGACGCCCGCAAGCCCCGCGCCGAGCTCGTTGGAATTCACCACGACCGACTTCAACGCCGCGAATTCTAACCCTTTCACTGGATCGCAGCAGATCTATGACTGGCAGGGTTCGCTCGTCTCAATGTCGGTGCAGCTGCCGCCAATGACGGCCGACGGCGGGGGCGACGATTGGGCAGCATTTCTAATGCAGGCCAAGGGGATGTCCAATGCGTTTCTGCTGGGGGATGCGAGCAGGCCGCTGCCGAAGGGGAGTGTATCCGGGACTCCGGTGGTCAATGGTGCCAATCAGGTGGGCTACAACCTCAATACGAAGGGTTGGACGCCGAACGCGCAAGGCGTGCTGAAGCGCGGCGACTGGATCCAGAATATCTACCGGCTGCACAAGGTCCTCGACGATGTGAATGCCGATGGCAGCGGACATGCGACGCTTGCTTTGTATCCCCAGATTCGAGAGTCTCCCGCAGATGGGCAGGCGCTGATTGTGCGCAATTGCGTGGGTCTTTTCCGGCTGGCCAGCAACAGCAACAAGTTCAGCATCAACCTGGCGTCGATCTATGGTTTTCAGTTCAACATTCGGGAGGCGTTCTGATGCCGAGATCTGGTGTGACGTCTGCCTTCGCCGCGGCCGCGGCAGCAAGGATCATTCGGCCTTGCTTCTTTGTTCAGCTTCAGTTCAAGACGGAGACGCTCTATCTCTGGTCAGGGCTTTATTCGACGACGTGGAACGGGAATGCTTATTTTGGAGCTGGCCCCCTGTTGACTATCTCGGGGATCTCCGAGGACTCGACGGTCGAGGCCAAGAATGTAACCATCTCGGTGAGTGGAATCCCGAGCGACATCATCGCGCTGGCTCTGGGCGAGATGCAGCGGGGACTGCCAGCGCAGGTCTATTTCGGACTCTTCGAGGAAGACGGCGTGACGCTCATTGCGAATCCGGTGCTGGCCTATGTGGGCAAGATGGACCAGCCGACGATCAGCGATGCCGGCGAAACGTGCACGATCGGAATCAACGTCGAGAATGCCCTGGTCGATATGAACCGGAGCGTGTGGCGTCGTTACACGGATGCCGACCAGCAGATGGACTATCCCGGCGATCTGGGTTGCTCTTTCGTTCCGTCGATCGAAGAGATCCAGATTTACTTCGGCAGGTTGCCGCAAAGCACGAATAACTAACTCATCGACAATCTCATGCTCACACGACTTCCAGACTGGCAGTCGCGGTTGCAGTCCTGTCTGGATGCGCGCCGCGCTGCCACTTTTCAATATGGCATGTTTGATTGCTGCCTCTTCTCCTGTGACTGCGTTGAGGCGATGACGGGCCATGATATGGCCGCATGGTTCCGGGGCCGGTATAGCACGCGCAAGCAGGCTCTTGAGCTTGTCAGGGAGCGGACGGG